ATAGGGACAGCGCCGGATCCAACTCAACATTGAAGGTACTCTTCAGGTCGTCCAGGGTGGTACCGGCGATATGCTTGAAGTTGTCGTTCTTGTTGGCGTCTTGGCCCGTGATTAGGCCCACAATATTGCTGTTATTAGTGTTTTGCACCAGCTTCTTTAGCTGGCTCTTGACCTCGGCCACAATATCCACTTCACTGTCTTCGACCAGTTCATCAGACAAATAGATCTTGCCCGCACGGGTCTGCACCTTGTAGTCCACACCACGGAACAGGGTCGCATCAACCTCGCCGATATCGTCCATCTCGGCTTTAGTGGCCAGCGTACCGTTGTTCACCAAGGCAATTGGGTAAGTACCGACGGGGGTGCCTACTTGCTTCACTGTGACATACTTAGCCAGATCATAGTCGGACTGCTTCAAGTCCCAAACATCATTGATCACTTCTTTAGGTACGACTGCGCCGGCAGTGGTTGTCGTTAAACCGTCCCGTTTCTCGCCCATACTGCGGATATAATCTTCATACGCCCGGGATTCGGTTGTCTTGGCGGGGTCAATAATTGTTTTTTCGGTCATGTTAGTAGCTTCCTTTCCCTTTTCAGGATTTTCTGTGTTTTTTTTCAGCCAATTGGTGTAACTGCGCTGTGCTACAGTAGTGTCAGACGCTTCGACACTCGTATCGTCATAGGCAGGAATGGCCACCAGCGATACATCGAACAGGCTCTTGACTTGATTAATGGTGCGGGTCACCTGGCCGCTGTCGTCCTTTGTAAAAGTGTCACCGTCAGGTGCTGCAACAAATGTGAAGCTCATGGCGGATAGGTTCCCGGCCTGCACATTCGTATAGGCATCGTCGGCAATGGTTGTGTCTGGCAGTGTCGCATCGAAATGCAACCCCTTGTCATCCACATTCAAGGTCAGAGTACCGGCTTTGGTGCTGGCCAGTACTTGGCTGAAATCATGGTTCGATACCATATAGACATCGGACAGATCTACATTGTCAAAGGCGTGGGGATCAATCACTTCCACGAACCCGCCTAAGTCCTTGCTGGGTGTATTGAATACCACAGCATACCCGGATAACGTCTTAGGAGTGCTGTCAGCGTCTGTGCTATCGGTATCCGCAGAATCATCAGGGGGTGTCTCTGGCTCTGCCGTAGCCGCGTCCAGGGCCGCTTCAGGGGTGACCCGTTTCTCAACATCATCGTTATTCATTTTGTGGTGTACTTCCTTTCTTGGCGTCCTGATAAGCAACCAAGTTGCTCAGTGGCGTGTAGTTCAGACTGGCCATGATCTCATCACCACCAGCGATTGGTGGCAGACCTATCTTTTCCCGGGCTTCATTGGTGGTGAGCAGACCACCCTGCAAACCGTCAATTGCCAGTTTTTGCATGGTGGCCGGGTCCGCTGAAAACAGCTTGTTAGTATTGAAGCTGAACCGGTTGTCGCCTGTGGACAGTTTGGCGTCCAATTCGCTGGTAAAGCAGGAGAAGTATTGAACCAGCGTGTTTTGCAAATACATTAGGTTGCTCTGTATCGCATTGGAGTGCTCACTTTCAACGCCTAAGCGATCCAGTGGCAGACCAAACGCCTTAGCGATCTGCTTCGTAGTCCAATCGTTAGAATTGACCAGCTGCAATACGTCTGTATTCACTTGCAGCTGGCTGTAATCCATGTTCTCGTCCAGAATAATGGTCTTCAGCGCATTGGTTCCGCTGTTAGCCTGCTCGAACTTTTGGCGGATGTTTTCCTTGGCCGGCGCATCCAAGTCCGACTTGTGTACTTTCAGTAGGCCGGTTCCTTGCACACCAGATTTGAAAAAGCCGTTTAGCAAGTCGTTTCCCGACTTCTGCAAAGCCACTTCGTCATGCAAGGCGTACAACGGCGATAGCCCCGTATAGCCGTCCTGGGTAAAGCACTTGAAGTGTAATACCTCACTGGCTGGCAAACGCTGTGTGTGGCCGTCTGTGGGCGTGTATTCGTAGGTCACGACGCCTGTGCTATCGTCCTGTTTCACCACCATCTGGCTATTCGGAACGAACTCCAAAGCATTCACTTGCTGACTGTTGTTGCGGCCAATTAGGGCAAAGGCATTGCCGTTCAGCAGCATGTTAGCAGCCAGGGCAAACTTGAACGCCCAGGCAGTCATGTGGTCGTTGGGTGCCTTATTAAGTAAGACTGTCAGCTTCTTGTCACTGTATTCGATAGGGTTGGCTGCCAAGTCACTGGCAATAACTTTCACAGCCGTAAATATGTCGCTGTTGTGCAGGGCACCAACGCCCACATACACGCCGCTGTCATTGCTGGTCATACTGATCAAGGCATCGAGAAATGGTTCGCTGTTGTCGTCTTGGCGAGGCTGGGAAGTATCATTTTGGAAAAAGCTCATGTTGTCACCTCCTTAATGTTTCACGTGAAATGATCTGTTGTAGTTGATGATCAGGGCCAGCACAATGCAGACCACTCCCAGCGCAACTAGGCCAGTGGGACCGCCAAGCAGCCACCACACACCCGCAACGACAAGTGCTAAACCTGCTACCAGCAGTATAGTCTGGATATTTATATGCTGCTTAAAAACTGAAATTGTCGCTTGCATAAAATGCATTGTCGGCTTTGCCTGCTTTCTCATTAGTTAAATTGTCCATGGCCACCGTATAGGCATTCATCAGAGCGGCTACGGGGTCGATCTTGGTGGCATTCTTCGCCTTATCAATAATGGGGTTATTGTTGGCATCGTATTTCAGAATGGCGTTGTTAACCGCGTAGGCCAGCAGCTGGTTGTCTGGGTGTTTCAGCTTGCCATTGAACAGATCATCACGAAAGCGCACCGTCGGGATCGACAGAGTACGCTGCCCTTGCCGTACTTCGACCATTGGCATATCTCGTTTTTCAAACTCCGGCAGCAGGTACCCGAAGGACCAGGGATCGTAGCAGATGGCCCGCACATTCCACTGGTTTCTGTCGATCATGGCCAATACGTAGGCCAGTACATCGTCGTAGTCGATCATGCCGCTTTCCAGTTTGGTGATACTGCACTCGCCGCGCTGTTCTCCAGCGATATAGTCAAACCCGTCGTTTTTGATTTTTTCTTCCAGCCCATACTTAGTACCCACGAAACTATGTGAGTCAGCATAGGAGTATCCCGCCATGGGGACCAGCCAGCTGACTGAGGTCAGGTCGCTCGACTTAGACAGATCCAGCCCGATGTACACATCAGCGCCGACCGTTTCAATGGGTGCCGTCTTCGCCTTGTCCCAGTCGTCTAAGCTGATATAACTATCGGCTCGGGCTGATTGCCACATGTTGAAATTCTTGATAAGCAGCGGCCGCAACATGTTTCGCTTGCTGGCCAGGTCAACGTCGGCTTGCAGACTGGGGATCATCGTCTTAGCCCGCTCTTCGTTAGCTAACAGCGGGTTAGACTTTTCCCATGTCTCTGGCTTGAAGGCTTCATCCTTTACGTCTTGCTCCCAAACGGCAATAAAATACCGGTCCGCTTTTTCGCGGCCGGTAAGGACTTTGCTAATAAATTTGTATTCTTTGAACATGGGACCGTTCAGGCTCGGCCCAGTAGTTGAAATGACTGCCAGTAAACTATTGTCGCTATTGATCTGGCCGGACTTCAGTACGTTGTAAATTTGATCGCTGCGGGCTAAGGCATATTCATCAATTACGGCTAAGTCGCTTTGGTACCCGTCCAGCCCATGCAGATCACTGGCTAAGGGAACGGCTTTGCTGTCTGTGCCCAAGTCGCGGATCTCGTCTCGATTGATCTTCAGACGCTGCCGCAGTGAGGGCGACACATTGCATACCTGGCGCAGTCCGCTGGCCATCATGTCATACGCCATGTGAGCCTGCTTGGCCGTGTTTGCGGTAAACACAATTTCACGGCTGCGGGCCGGTTTGTTTTCCATGAGCAGATATAGGGCCCCGATGGCAGCCATCAAGAAGCTCTTACCATTCTTGCGGGCCATTGAAATGTATGCTTGTGTGTAGCGCCGGTTGCCAGTCTGCTTATCGCGCCAACCAAACAGTTCGGACAGGATCCACTTCTGAAATGGTTCCAGGATGAGCTTGCTGCCATCTTTTGCCGGCATCAGCTCTACAAACTCAATTGCGCGGCGGGCATGACCCTCGTCGAAATAGTAGGGGAATGAATCTTTCTTGCTGGCTTTAATGTCCTTGTTGAAACGGCGGCACGCTTGCTTGATTTTTCTGCCAGCAACAATGTTGCCCGCTAACACATCGTCAACATACTTCACTCATTCTTCACCAGCTTGGCAAACGGATCGTCCGGCGTCTTGACGTCGCCTTTGATCTGCATCTTCAATCGGCCGTATACTGACAAGCCCAAAGCATCGGCCAGCTTCATCAAATCCTGAGTGGCGTTCCGCTTCACGTTCATATACGGGTTGACCTTGATAGAACCAGACACTGCTTCAACGACCGGACCTTCATCTTGAATGTGCTTAGCCGCTTTTTGAATGTCGCTGTATGTCTGGCAGTAACTGGCTAGCATAGCCACGTCCAATTCACTGATAGGCACGTCGGCTTTCAGCAAAGGCACGATACGTTGCCACTCGCTCACCGCAAGATCATCAAGCCACTCGGGGGGCTGGGCAGTTAGCTCTTTGAAATCAAACATGGCCTGCTGCTCGCTGGCCCGTTTAGCAATCTTCCGGGGCGATAAATGCCCGCGAATATCCTCGATGTTTTTAATTTTGCTAGGCATCTCGCCAAGTCCTTTCGTTTAATTCGATACAATTATCCATTGATTAGTATAACATATTTTAGGTGCATTTTGC